CTATGAATCTTGGTACTTTTTATCACAACCAAAGGGAAACTGATTTATGTAATTTAGCATCTATAGAAAAAGAAGGAATACCTCTTCCAGTATATGTGCCTCAAGAAGTTGAAGGTATTAAATATGCACCTGATCAAAAGTTAACTGATGGAATATATCCGGAACATATGGTGTATTTAAAATCAGCTAGTATATGTGGCCAATCAGATTTAGTTGAAGTAGTAAATAATAAAGTACACATAATAGATTATAAAACTAATAAAGAAATTAAGTCAGAAGGATTTAAGAATTGGGAAGGTATTACTAAAAAAATGTTATTCCCTGTTAATCATTTAGATGATTGTAACTTCTCACACTATGCTTTACAGTTAAGTATTTATATGTATATTATATTAAAGCATAATCCTAAGCTATCTGTGGGTACAATGTGCCTACATCATATAGTATTTGAATCATTAGATGTTGATGAATGGGGTTATCCGGTTACTAAATATAATGAGGATGGAGATCCAATTGTATTAGAAGTTATTCCAATTGAAGTACCTTATTTAAAAGATGAAGTAATAAGTATTGTTAATTGGTTACATGATAATAAACATAAACTTAAAAAGAAATAGTATGATAGTAGATTGTAATATCATTATGACTAATTTAAAAGTAAGAGAACTAACAGGCAATGAATCTATAATTCTTATGCCTTTTAGTTTTGATATAAGTATGGTTACTGCATATAGACAATCAGTTGATGATAATAGTAACCCAGAAGAATATTCAGTTATATATACAGAATACGGAGATACATACTGTATTGATATATCATATGGAGAATTTAATTACATGTACAAAAAATATATAGATGATAATAAAAATGTTTGATATCCAGAATAATGTAATTGTTCCTACTGAACATTGTTATACATTAAAATCTTTAAAGGATATAATGGATGAATATCCTGAAGATTATCTTAAAATATATCAGTACTTGTTCTATATGACTTGTCCTAATCCGGATTTAAATCCATTTTTCTACACTCCGGAGAATGACAAAGAAGACTTAATACTAAAAGAAATACAAGCTGCATTCTCTACTGAAGATAAAAGTATATATACAGCATTACAGTTCTGTAGAAGAATGTATGAAACACCAACATCAAGAGCATATGCAGGTATTGCAGCTATGTTAGATAGATTAGGTATTTATATGAAGATTACGCCTATTACAGATGGTAGAGATGGTAATATAACGGCTCTTGTATCTGCTGCTAAAAACTATGAAGGTATTAGAACATCATTTAAAGGGGCCTATAAAGATCTTCAAGAAGAACAAAAAAGTACAGTAAGAGGCGGAATTGGTATGGCATATGATCAATAATGGAAAATATATACAATGAATATGACTTATAATGGAAAATATATATACTAATATACCAACTTGGGATAATGGTACCTGGACAACTACATCATTTGAATCAAGAGATGCATGGAGAGATTATCTTTTAACTCTATTTAAAGAACCAGGTGAATATGAATTTGATGAAGTAAGTAATGAAGTGTTTATTATTGAGTCAAGTAAATTTAGAAAAGATGCTGTATATTGTGTTGCACCATTTAAATCTAAAGACTTTATAAATTATTGGGAAGACCAAAAGACTAAATGTAGATTAGGTGTATTAATTAAATCTAATAATAAAACTTGGTATCTTTCTAGAGACTACTATATGTGGTTAAACTTCTTACCAATCTTTGATAAGGAACAACAGAAGTTTGACTTTGCTCAGATAAGAGATGCACAATATCATATGGCTTTATATGAAATACTAGCTGAGTTATTTTATAAACATGTTGCTATATTAAAGAAACGGCAAATTGCATCATCATACTTTCATGCAGGTAAACTTATAAATCAATTATGGTTTGAGGCAGGGGTTACACTTAAAATGGGTGCAAGTCTTAAGGATTACATAAATGAAAAAGGTACTTGGAAGTTTTTGTCTGAGTATGCTGCATTCTTAAATGAACATACTGCTTGGTATAGACCTATGTCTCCGGATAAAGTAATGATGTGGCAACAAAAAATTGAAATCAGAAAAGGAGACAGAAAAGCTGAAGTAGGATTAAAGGGTACTATACAAGGTATGTCATTTGAAAAAGATCCTACAAATGGTGTAGGGGGTCCGGTTAAGTTCTTCTTTCATGAAGAAGCCGGTATTGCTCCTAAAATGAATACAACATTTGGATATATTAAGCCAGCACTTAAGTCTGGTATGATGACTACAGGATTGTTTATTGCTGCAGGATCTGTGGGTGATTTAGATCAATGTGAACCACTTAAGAAAATGATCTTAGATCCAGAAGCAAATGAGATATATGCTGTAGAAACAAACTTAATAGATGATGAAGGTACAATAGGTATGTCAGGATTGTTTATTCCTGAACAATGGTCAATGCCTCCATATATTGATGCTTATGGTAATAGTTTAGTAAAAGAATCTCTTGTAGCATTAGATGAGTATTTTGAAAAAATAAAAAAAACAATGGATCCTGAAGATTATCAGTTAGAGATATCTCAGCATCCAAGAAATATAGCAGAAGCATTTAGACATAGAAAAGTGTCTAAATTCCCATCACATCTTGTAACTGCACAGATAAGAAGAATAGAAGATAAAGAATATGGCTATGAGTATTTAGATATCTTTAGAGATGAAACTGGTAAAGTAAAAGTAAAGGATAGTAATAGACTACCTATTAGAGAATTTCCAATGACTAAGAAGACTGAAGATAAAACAGGAGTTTTAGTAGTATGGGAAAGACCACAAGGTAGTCCAGGATTTGGACAATACTATGCATCAATTGACCCGGTGGCTGAAGGAAAGACAACTACCTCAGACTCACTATGTTCCATATATGTAATGAAAGCTCCAGTAGAAGTAACTAAGGTTACAGGTATTGATACTGAAACATATATAGAAGAAGATAAGATTGTAGCTGCATGGTGTGGCAGATTTGATGATATTAAGCAAACACATGAAAGATTAGAGATGATCATTGAATGGTACAATGCTTGGACAGTAGTAGAGAATAATATTTCTCACTTTATCAATTATATGATATCAAAAAAGAAACAAAGATACTTAGTACAGAAAGATCAAATTATGTTCCTTAAAGATTTAGGTGCTAACAAAAGTGTATTCCAAGATTATGGTTGGAGAAATACCGGAGTATTATTTAAGCATCATTTACTTAGTTATGTAATAGAATATACTAAAGAAGAATTAGATACTGTAACAAAAGAAGATGGTACTATAGTTAAAACTAAGTATGGCATTGAAAGGATTCCAGATATTATGTTACTTAAAGAAATGCATGCCTATGTAGATGGACTTAACGTGGATAGATTAGTAGCATTCTCTGCATTAGTTGCTTTTATGAGAATACAACAAGCTAATAGAGGCTACACTAAGAGAGTTATCATGGATGATGCAGGTAAAAATTTGGAAAAGTCAAAAAATTTGTATAAATTAACTAGTAATCCTTTCCGTAATTTAGGGAAAGGAATGCGTGTTAATGGAGAGTTATTCAAAAAAAGCGCATTTAAAAATTTTAAATAAAAGATATGCAGGTTATCAACGCTTTGCAAGCTAAGGCTGGTGCAAAAGTAAAACAAAATAGATTGGGTAGTGTTACTCAACCATTACAGTTTATTCCTAAGTCTGAGAAAGATGACCATTGGGCTGCATGGAATTTAGATTGGTTAGAGTGGCAAGGGTTAAAACAAATCCGGAGAAATGCCAGAAGACTAATGAAAAACTATAAACTTGCTAAAGGTATTATAGACAAAACAGATTATATAATAGAAGATGATAATGAATATAAAGATATCATTGATACTCTTACTAAGGAAGATGCAACAGCATTGGAACTTAAGTTTTATCCAATTATACCTAATGTAATAAATGTTCTTGTAGCTGAATTTGCTAAAAGAACAACTAAATTAACTTATAGAGCTGTTGATGAATTTTCATATAATGAGATGATTGAGCAAAAAAGATCTATGGTTGAAGAAACTTTAATGTCTCAGGCACAAGTTAAAATTAAAAGTGCTTTAATGGAACAAGGTTTAGATCCTGAATCTGAAGAAGCACAACAAGAATTAAGTCCAGAAAAATTAAAATCATTACCAGAAATTGAAGCATTTTTTAAAAAGGATTATAGATCAATGGTTGAAGAGTGGGCTACACATCAACATAAAGTAGATGTTGGTAGATTTAGAATAGAAGAATTAGAAGAAAGAGCCTTTAGAGATATGCTTATTACAGATAGAGAGTTCTGGCATATGCGTGTGATGGAGGATGACTATGAAGTTGAATTATGGAATCCAGTATTATGTTTTTATCATAAATCACCAGATGCAAGATATATATCACAATCTAACTTTGTAGGTAAAACTGATATGATGACTGTAGCAGACGTTATAGATAGATATGGATATCTTATGACTCTAGAGCAAATGGAGTCCTTAGAAGCCATCTATCCTATCAGATCTGCAGGTTATAACATTGGTGGATACCAAAATGATGGAACATTTTATGATGGTACTAAAAGTCATGAATGGAATACTAACATGCCATCACTTGGAATGCGTCAATTAACTACTGCAATGGCAAACTCTGCACACAATGGTGGTGATATCATTAATTATATTTTATCAGAAGGAGAAGATTACTATGAACAAGGTACAGCATATCTATTAAGAGTATCTACGTCATATTGGAAATCACAGCGTAAAGTTGGTCATTTAACTAAAGTAGCAGATAACGGACAAGTTACTGTAGAAATAGTATCAGAAGAATATAACGTAGTAGATAAACCTATCTATGATACAAGGTTATTTAAAAATAAAACAAAAGATAATGTAATCTATGGTGATCATATTGATTGGATATGGATTAATGAAGTATGGGGTGGTGTAAAAATTGGTCCAAATATTCCTTCTTTTTGGGGTATGAATAATCCTGGAGGATTTACTCCTATATACCTAGGTATAGATAAACAAACGATTGCTCCACTTAAGTTTCAATTTAAAGGTGACAGCAGTATTTATGGTTGTAAATTACCAGTAGAAGGTGCTGTATTCTCTGATAGAAATACTAAGTCAACTGCATTACTAGATTTAATGAAACCATATCAAATTGGTTATAATATTGTAAATAATCAAATAGCAGATATACTAGTAGATGAACTAGGTACAGTTATATTACTTGACCAAAATGCTTTACCTAGACATTCAATGGGTGAAGACTGGGGTAAGAATAATCTTGCTAAAGCTTATGTAGCAATGAAGAATTTTCAGATGCTTCCTTTAGATACATCTATTACTAATACTGAAAATGCATTAAATTTTCAACACTTTCAAAAATTAGACTTAGAACAGACTAGTAGACTAATGTCAAGGATACAATTAGCTAATTACTTTAAGCAACAAGCTTATGAAGTAATTGGTGTGAATCCACAACGTATGGGTCAACAATTATCTCAAACTACAGCAACCGGAGTTGAGCAAGCAGTATCTGCATCATATGCACAAACAGAAGTATATTTTATACAACACTGTGATTACTTAATGCCACGAGTACACCAGATGCGTACTGACTTAGCTCAGTATTATCATAGTACTAAACCTTCACAAAGACTTACTTATATGACAAGTGCAGATGAGAAAGTAAACTTTGAAGTACATGGTACAGATTTAATGCTTAGAGACTTAAATATATTTTGTACTACAACTGCTAATCATAGAGCAATTCTTGAGCAATTAAAGCAAATGTCATTACAAAATAATACTACAGGAGCTTCTATATATGACTTAGGTAAAGTAGTACAATCAGAATCTATTGCTGAACTTAATCATGTACTTAAAGATTCTGAAGCTAAAATACAACAACAGAAACAACAAGAACAACAGCAAGCTCAACAAATGCAACAAGAAATGCTTGCATCTCAGGAGAAACAAAAACAAATGGATATCCAAGCAAGAGCTGATGAACAAGCTAATCAACTTGAAAACAATGTTGTTGTTGCTGAGATTAGAGCTGCAGGATATGGTGCAGCAGTTGATATTAATAAAAATGAAATGTCTGATTATCAAGATGCTATGAAAGATATACGTCAATCAGAACAGTATCAAGATCAAACACAATTAAATAGACAAAAGGAGGATAACAAAATGATGACTCAAAATTCAAAAAATGAAATTGAAAGAGAGAAATTACAAGTACAAAGAGATATAGCAGATAAACAATTACAAATTGCACAAACAAATAAAAATAGATTTGATAAAGTAAGTAATAATAAAAAATCATAGTTAGCTATATAGTGCTAAAAATAAAATTTAAAATAATGAATATTCTAAATTTTAGAAGTTTATTTGTTTAGAAATACGTATATTAAATTAATAACCAATAATAATAACCAACAAAATGAGTGAAGAAAATAATGCACAAAATCTTACAACGGTAAGTGAAGTTGATATAGACTTAGATGCAATGTTTGGAATGCCAGGTGCAGAAAATGTAATGTTACCAGAAGATGGTAAAGAACCTGAGAAAGCCAAAACAATGTTTACTAAAGAAATTGTAGACACTACGTTCCTTGACACACCTGGTACAGAAGCTCCTAAAGTTACTGCACAGGAAAAAGTAGAAATTAATGAGACTATTGATGAACTTAATGGTTTAATTTCTCAAGAAGAAGATGCTGGTAATAAAGGTAGACCAAAGGTTGATAAATCTGGACTATATGAACTAGCACAAAAAATGATTGAGGAAGGTAGTCTTGTAGGTTTTGATGATGATAAAGATCTAGAGGATTATACTACAAAAGATTTTAGAGAATTGTTTGAAGCTAATTTTCAAGAAAGAGAAAATAAGATTAGAGAAAGTACTCCAAAAGAATTTTTTAATGCTTTACCAGAAGAGTTACAAGTAGCAGCAAAGTATGTAGCAGATGGTGGACAAGATCTTAAAGGTTTATTTAGATCACTTGCACATGTAGAAGAGATATTTGAACTAGATGCAACAAATGAAGATCACCAAGCAGAAATAGCAAGACAATATCTTTATGCAACTAATTTTGGTGATGCTGAAGAAATTGAAGCTGAAATTGAAGATTGGGCTGATATGAATAAGCTTGAACAAAAAGCTAAACAATTTAAGCCTAAGTTGGATAGAATGCAAGAAGAGATTATTTCTAGACAACTTGCAGATCAAGAAAACAAAAAACAACAACAAGCTCATCAAGCAAAACAATACATGGATAATGTATATGATGTATTATCAGTAGGAGAATTAGGAGGTGTAAAACTTGATAAGAAACTACAGAGTATGTTGTATACAGGATTAGTACAACCAAACTATCCTTCTATTTCAGGTAAACCTACAAATATGTTAGGTCACTTATTAGAGAAGTATCAGTTTGTAGAACCAAGACATGACTTAATTGCTGAAGCATTATGGTTACTTGCAGATCCAGCTGGCTATAAAGCAAAATTACAAGAACAAGGTAGTA